GCCCTCACCCCGGAGGACGTGCAGGATAAACCGGAAAAGCCAGTGTTTACACCAACGCAAATGGTATTATGTAGGAATGAGGCTGAATATCCGTGGTGCTTAGATATATATTCACACTATCAAAGAGGGGGTAGGTATCCATATATGTGTGTAGGGGGTAAGTGGCCTGAAATAATCCCCTACGAAGGCAACGAACACCTATGCGGGCAGGTAGGGGAACCATGATAGCTTGCTTTGCCCATATCTACGAGTATAAGGGAGTACTCTTTGAGATCCCAAAGACAGGTGGTCCATGGCCACTAAAAAAGGGTGGAAATCCGAAGTCTAGGGCAGACAAGAAGTTTTATGACTTGATGACTGAATTTAACGCTCTTCCAAAAGATGAGCAAGAAGCCTACCGCGTTTGTGGTGGGTGTATGACTATAGGAGGCAACTAATGAAATTTGATGAATGGTATGATAACACATGGAACTTAGGCAAAGGCGTCAAAGAGATCACTGAAACCGCTTGGGAAGCCGCGATGGAGGAGTTCAAGCGCAACCCACCGGAAGGGCTATACCGGATAAGGGAAGAGGTGTTGGCGAATGGAAAGCCAGGAGTAGTCCTTGTCGCGTTAAATGATAACACGCATAATTGTAATCCTGGCAGTATCCGCCGCAAGCCTGCTTGGGTCCTGAAGGATGGGGAGCTGGTGCTGTTTGAATATAATGGAAAAGCTTATCCAGGCGTTGTTGAGGATGGATGGGTATTATCAATAGATATGAGGTACTCGATGACTTGGGCTAATACTGCATCGCTAGTTAAGCCATACAAGAAAGGATGTGTTGGCAAGCCATGGGATGAGGTATAACTTGCCACTTCTATAAACTTGCGGTACAATAGAGGTATGGAAAAGAAGCGCGGCAACATTAACAACTTAATACCGCAAAACAGACGAACAAAAGAAAAACAAAGGGAAATAGCAAGGAAAGGCGGTAAAAAGTCTGGTGAGGTTCGCCGCGAAAAAAAGAGACTGAGCACTATATATTCTGAGATGCTTGCAAGCAAATATGAAGTAGAAATAGATGATGAAAAGAAAGTACTTGAAGGTTTGGACTTCATACGCTTTATAGCAAAGGATATATTACTACGCAAAGACTCTGCTAGCGTATCATTGCTTAAGGAAATAAGAGAAGCTACAGAGGGGAGCAAGGTTACGCTTGATGGTATAACCGTTCTTATAGACAAAGATGAAGCCGACCTTTAAGAAGACAGACAAGCAAAAAGAAGCCGTCAAGATAATGTCCTCATGTAGGACTACGTTACTTGAGGGTGGGTCCAGAAGCGGGAAGACGTTTATATCCCTACGCTCTATGCTTATCCGGGCCTTACGGTATGATGCTACAGATCACTTGGTATGCCGGTTTCGTTTCAATCATGCTAAACAATCAATATGTTTTCAGACTATGCCCAGGGTGTTTACTTCACTCGGGATGGATGCGTCAAAGTATCTTAATAAAACAGAATGGATATATACGCTTCCAAACAATTCCAATATATGGATCGGCGGGCTTGATGACAAAGAGCGTACCGAGAAAATACTTGGGATGGAATACGCAACCATATTTGAGAATGAAGCAAGCCAGATCAGTTATGATTCCCATGAGATCCTATCAACTAGACTTAATCCTCCTCCAGGTGTCCCTGGGAAAAACTGGATAGACTACAATCCTCCGTCAATCCAGCATTGGGGATATAAGATATTTCATACGCGCAAGTTTCCCGATGGGAGGGATGTACCAGAGGGCGATTACAAAAAGCTGTTGATGAATCCTATTGATAATCCGTACCTATCAAAAGAATATCTAGACACCCTTTCGATGCTATCCGCTGGGAAGCGATTACGTTTTGAAAAGGGTGAGTACTCCATGGATTCCGGCAGCCTTTGGAAACGCGCATGGATAAATTATGGCAAGCCTCCCGAGCTTGTCAGGGTTGTAATTGGCGTGGATCCTTCGGGGACGGTGGCCGGGGATGAGGTCGGAATTATAGTAGCCGGCATAGGGGTAGATGATGTGCTATATATCCTTGATGACTACTCATGCCACGGAACGCCGGCACAATGGGCGGCTGAGGTGGTGGCAGCTTATAACAAATGGAAAGCCGATATAATCGTGGCGGAAAAGAATTTCGGCGGTGATATGGTGACGCATACGATACAGACCGCGCAGGCAAACACTAACGTTAAGTTGATCACATCGTCTAGGGGAAAGATAGTTAGGGCAGAGCCGGTGTCCGCGATGTACGAACATGGCAAGGTCCTGCATCGTATACCGTTTCTATCACTTGAGGATGAGTACTGTATCTATGAGCCTGGTTCAGATTTCAGCCCTAACCGGTTAGACGCGGCGGTATTTGCATTGACTGAGCTTTCAGGACCAACAATTCAGTGGGGATTTATCTAATAACTTGCACTATTTAAAGACTTGAGATATAGTGGACATAAGATGATAGTACTACGCTCACCTGTTGTTTTCAAAAAGTCACTAAATCAAATGGACCATGGTGTATTTTCATCTTTTCTGAAATGGGTAACTAATGGAAATAGAAACTATCAATCACAACTAACCGACCCAACAGATAAAAGCCTTATAATGGCGGTGTTACTTTGGATAGCCCGCCGCTGGCCGGAAGCCCCGATGTATCTTGAGCGTAACATGGGGAAGAAAGACGAAGCGATATATGAACATCCGCTTTTGGCAAAGCTTAAACGGCCTAACGCTTATTACTCCGGGAATACGTTATGGTTTGGGGTCATCTTATCCCTGGTATGGGATGGTAACGGATATATAGTCAAGGTACGGAAAGGGGATCTGTCCATAACTGAGTTGTGGTATGTTCCCCATTTTTTAATTGAGCCTAAGGTATACAACGGATCAACCAATTTTATAGACTTTTACGAATATACCCCAGGCGGAAAAGTACCTGTTAAGATTATGCCGGAAGACATTATCCATTTCCGCTATGGTATTGATCCATTCAATCCGCGCAAAGGACTAGCCCCGCTTAAGTCAATAGCTAGGGATGCGGCGACGGATGAAGAGGCGGATCTTTTCGCGGTGTCGCTGTTGAAAAACATGGGTGTCCCTGGGTTGTTGTTTACACCGGATTTCACAGCTGGTCAGGTCGCTCAATTCAATCCTGATGAAGTTAAAAAATATTTGAAAGATAACTTCACCGGCGAACACAGAGGCGAACCGTTGGTAGCAAAAGGTCCTACCAAGGTAGAACAATTCGGATTTGATCCTAAGAAAATGGATCTTGCTACACTCCGCGCGATCCCCGAGGAAAGGGTATGCGCTGTAACCGGGATACCTGCGGCGGTGGTCGGATTTGGGTCCGGTCTTGCACAGACTAAAGTTGGAGCAACGATGCGCGAGCTTAGAGAGATGGCTTATGAAGATGGCATCATACCGTTGCAGCGTATTGTTGGCCCTGAAATACAGACCCAACTCCTTGACGACTTCGAGCCACGGCCTGATGAGTGGACAGTCAAGTTTGATCTGTCACAAGTCAGGGTGCTGCAGGAAGACCAGAACAATCTACATAAGCGTATAAGCGATGACTTCAATAACGGGATATTATATCTTGATGAAGCAAGAACAGAACTAGGCTTTGAAACAAGCAAGGATCAGCATATCCGCCGTGTACCGTTCAGTGTGACAGAGGAACAAGCAAAAACTGCAATACTTGAAAGTGAAGAAGGGGAGATCAACCCTACAGACATACAGCAAACAGCTTTGAATGGGGCGCAGGTAGATGCTTTGACTACTCTTGCTTCTCAAGTAGCTGAAGGGATGTTGCCATTAGATACCGCGCGAGCTATCGCTGAAGCTGCATTCCCGACTATAAGTCAAGAATTATTATCTAGTATATTTAGTGGCTTAGAAAGTTTTGAGCCTACTATACAACCACAGCCTGCAAATATTGGTGAGAAAACACGAGGTATAAAAAGCATAAGCAGGATAGACCGCGCATATTATCAGGCGCAGCTTAGGGCATACGATCATCTAAGGGTGGCATACTCTAACGATTTAGTGGACGGATTTGAAGTGTTAGGGTCAAAGATCATAGAGGCGTATGATCTGTATATGTCGTCTAATCAACTGCGTGGAAACTTAAACGCTGAGAAAAAAGCAATTGAAGAGTTCACGGCACAGGAACTTATGGACTTTGTCGTGAGCGCACAATCAATCATAGCCATAGCCGAGGCAAGCGGATCCCTTGCGAACACTCTAAACTGGCAGGGTCAATACTTAGCAGTGGCAAAGGCTACGCTTAATAACATAAACGCAGTGTTCGGCCTTAAGCTTAATTTGACAGACCCGGTACAAAGAGAGATACTAGCAAAAGGTGGCAGACACTTTGACCTTGTCGGTGTTAATAAGCAGACCCAGGAAGCGATATACAAAGCCTTGGCTGAGGCAAGATCAGAAGGGCTAGGCCCCCGTGAAGTGGCGCGGCTGATACGGTCCAACGTAGAGGGCGCGGGAATGTACCCCGGTGTATACCAAGAGGCGTATGATCGGGCTATAGCGCGGGGATGGAGCGAAGATAAGGCGGCCAATGCTGGGAATCGTGCGGCTAGACAATACCGCGCCGAAGTGATAAGCAGGACGGAGACGAAGTACGCGCAGAATATGTCAAGCATGGAAATATCGAAAGGGTCCGGGACGTTCAACGCAATGATGGTCTTTGACGGGATATACGGGGAACCAAGGTCCGGGGCGGTAGATGTTTCGGCTAATGGGCAGATAGTAAGCTTTGAGGATGCACAACTTGTTATTGATGACGAGCATCCGCAGGGGACTTTAAGTCTAACACCGGTTATAGCGGAACCTGGCGAAATAGAAGCGCCGATATTAGGGAGATGATATTATGGCAGAGATAAAGCAGATCCACTTAAAGGACGCGAGCATATCAGAGGCCGGAATGGTCAAGGCGGTATTTGCAACGCTGAATGTAATCGACCATGACGGCGATATCATTACTAACGGGTCAATACCTAATGGGCACCCTGTCAGAATGTCCGCGTATAATCACGCTAGCTGGGGCAATGCACTTCCTGTTGGGAAGGGTACCATATCCGAAGTAGGGGATCAGCTTATATTTGATGGGCAGTTTTTCCTTGACACCGCAGATGGTGCTGATACATATAAGACCGTAAAAAATCTTGGTGGTCTTGTAGAATGGTCTTTTGGGTTTGACATTATAGAGCAGGATTCCGCAAAGGATGAAGAGAGCGGGAAAGAAATACGCTTGCTTAAGCGTTTAAATGTGACGGAAGTTTCTCCGGTGCTTTTGGGTGCCGGGATAGGAACTAGAACGATAGATGTAAAGAGTGCCGAGCCTCCCCATGGCGCGAAGTCTAAACAGTACAAGGAACACGCCGAGTTGGTCTTTGAAACTTGCGCGGACTTTGTTAAGCGATCGCAGAGCATCGCGGACCTTAGAATAGAAGAAGGGAAAGAGGCGGCAAGCGAAAAGAACCGCGAATGCTTAAAGGCGATTGCAGCCGAGCTTTTCAAGGCAGCGGGTGAGTTGAAGCGTATAGCCGAGACTGATACCGAGGCCCAGGAAGCAGAGGCAAAACAAAAAGCCGCAGAGCTTGTGGCGCGGTTTGAATACCTTAACAGGAGCGCATAATATGGGCGTAAAAACTGAACTTGTAGAGAAAAGAAACGAGCTTGATGATCTTCGTAAGAAGATGGCTAAGATCAATACGGAATCAAAGGACGGGAACGACTTTGACTTTTCAAAAGCTACTGACCTGACCGGTGACAAAACAGAGCGGCTAGATCAGTACCGGAAAAACATTGCCCGCATGGATGACCTTGGAAAAGAAGTCCAAGCCCTGGCAGATGCTGTGCGTGGTACGAAAGAAAGCTACGAAGAGCAAGAGATCAAGTCCATGATTCATCCCCAGGGACAACAGGAATCCAAAAGCCTTGGACAGAGGTTTTTTGATTCTCCGTCATGGAAAGCATATAAGAAAGGGGATATAAAATTCGATCAAATAAATGTAGAATTCCCCGAGATAAACCTTAAAACTTTGATGACTACATCCGCAGGCTGGGCTCCGCCTACAATTAGGACCGGTGAAGTCGTCATGTATCCCACCGAGGCTACTAGGTTTTTCGACTTCTTGCCGAAAGCTAATACCGGGGCAGCTGCTGTGACCTACATGGAAGAGACAACCAGGGATCAAGATATGGCCGCAGAAACCGAAGGGTCTGGCGTATACAACGAGTCTACTTATGTGTTGACCGAGAGATCCGTCACTGTGCAGAACATAGCGAGCCATGTGACAGTTACTGATCAGCAAATTGAAGACGTTCCACAGATGCAGGATCTTATTGATACCGAACTGCGGATGGGTCTTCGAGAACAACTTGATGAATATGCAATCACTGGGTCAGGTATTGCTCCTATTCCCCTTGGAATTCTGTACAAGTCAGGTATAGGCACTCAGGTAGCCGACGGAGATCAGCTCCCCGATGCGGTGTATAAAGCCATGGTAAAAGTCCAGGCTGTTGGGAAGGCTGATCCTAACTTCGTACTGGTGAATCCCTACGACTGGCAGACCGTTAGGCTCCAGCGCACCGATGATGGCGTGTACATATGGGGCAATCCTTCCACCATCGGTCCGGAAACTCTGTGGGGACTTCCTGTAATAAAGTCCACCCGGATAACCAAAGGAACTTCGGTTACCGGTGACGCTGCCAGGTTTGGTAAATACTTCGAGCGGCGCGGGGTGTTAGTTGAGATGACCGACTCCCACGATACTAACTTTATCTATGGCATCAAGTGCATCCGGGCTACTGTGCGCGGGTGTTTCCGGTGGTCCAGAGCTGCGGCTTTCTGCAAAGTTACTGGGATAGCGTAATGACAAGGCGGCCGTTGGCCGCCACGCGCAAATAGAGGCGCGTATAGTTTACTTTTGGAGGTAACCACTATGGGTTACGGAGCTTTTATCAATTCTTTCGCGACGGTAGATTATCATACCGAAACTGCAGACACGGCAATCACTGAAAACATCCAGGCTAAAGACGGTCTGCGGCTGGCATTGCTGGCCGGGAGTTATTTATGTGGTGCGACTGCACATACGCTATGCTTAATGTATGCCAAAGATTCGGCGGGGAATGCTGGGTCTGCGCGAAATACCATTAATGGCGCAACTGCCGCACACATCCTGTCAGGACAAAAAGTCGTTGATGTAGATGTTACCCCGCTTGATCCTGCCGGGAATGCTGCTGCGGCAAGCGACGTAGTGGCGTACAAGCTTATAGATGGCACATGGGAATTCAATACCATAGCCTCCGTATCTACTAAGGCAATTACTTTAACCAACAATATTGCTGGCGTAGATGCTGGAGGCGGTGAAACCGCCTTGGCTGATGGTGATGGGTTTATGATATTTGGCGTAGTAGGGGATGCTTCTTACTTAGCCCTTCCTCTTACCGCATCGGTTGTAAATAGCTGGGGCGCCACTGCCGGAGGTGGCGGGTTGGTTCTGGTCCATCCCTATGTTGGTGAGCCGTTTTATGTCTACGATGGAAACGCAACGAATGCCGGGTTCCTGAATAATCTACTTTTCGGGTACATAAACAAATAACCTATGGCGGGGCATAAGCCCCGCCTTTGGAGGATGTATGCAATCGATGATACCGCAAGACGCAGACATACAGATAGTCGGAATCCATGTTTCCCATAGTGACGGTAGCGGGTCACGTTCGCTTACGCTTCCCGCGCGCAGTATTATACTTGACGCCTTCGCTATCTGTACTGAGACAGCGGCGGGAAGCCCAAGTATAAGCTTTGGTACCGCCAGCGATCCTGACGGGCTTTTGTCCGGGCTAGGTGAAGAAACTATAGCCGATACTTCCGGGGATGTTTTGGATGACGTTACTTCTTGGGGTGGCCGTGGTGATTACATAATCAAGACGACCAACGAGGAAGACTTGAGAACAAAGACGACCAAGTACAACGCAGCCGCTACTACCTACCTTAACTATCAGGGTAGCGCGGGCACCGCTGGGGAATGGGACATATACATCATGTATGTTCTTTTACCGGAGATAGAATAATGAAAGCAACGACTGATATGGTTCTGACGAAAGACAGAAAAAGGATAGTTCCTCTTGGTGACCCTGACGGGAATCCATTGTATTGGGTAGCCAGTAAAGGCGAGGAACTTCCGGACGTGGAAAAGAAAAAGGCTCCTGCTGAAAACAAACAGCGTAAGCCGAAGGAAGATAAATGACCGTAACATATGACCGGAATGGAGCAACGGGGGGCGCAGTTCCTACCGATGCTTTAGTGTATGATGGGGGCGACTCCGTTACAGTAATTGGAAACACTGGGACACTCAATTATTCCGGTTATACTTTCGACGGTTGGAATACCGCTGCTGATGGAACGGGAACAGGCTATGATCCTGGGAATACGTTTACCATCTCCGGGGATATTACACTGTATGCAGTTTGGGATAGTGCTACCAGTTTAATAACGCCTACGCAATTACGCGAGCATATCACTACTACTTTAGATGATGACGCACTTCAAACACTTATAGACGCAGAGGAAGCGGCGCTAAATGATGCGGTCGGTTCCTTGGGATCACAGGAAGAAGAGTTCCTTGACAACTTCCCTGGGGTATATATTTATACTCAACGTACTATCTCAAGCATAACAAGCATAGTTGAAAAATGGCCGGATACGTTTCTCGGGGGAACTGCTGAT